AATCTTGCACTCATAGTTTCAATATCAGCTCTTGAATATAATTTATCTAAAGCCATCAATCTTTTGCAAAATTCTCTACTTGGATGTGCAGCAGTATCTCTTTCTCCAGTTGGTACTATATCCTTCCACTCATAAGTATATCTAATCAAAAAACTTGCGGTTTGTGGCTCTATTTTAGTAAGCTCTTCTAAAGGTGCAGATAATTCGTGAATATTAACTCCATTCTCAACACTCATTACTAAGCTACCACTCTTTACTAAATCATCAAGATTGCTTTTAACTGTATCTATATCCAATTTTAAGGTATCAGCAATGACTTCCGGAGTTATTCTTTTATCCTTACTAATCAAATCAAGTATATCGGCTTTAGTTTGGTTTATAGAAGCAAATAACTCATAATCTACATACTCATTAAATCTTTCCTTTCTTTTAAGTACTGTAAAGTTTTCTCTTGCTTCGCCAAACTCCTCAAATATAAAGTCATCACTCATTTGTTGTGGTTGAGCAGCATATAAACTTGCATCAATTCCCAATTTTTCTAAAATCCACTCTTTTGGTGCTACTGCAGAAATAGTTTGTTCGCTAAATTCAATACCAATAGGCTCAACTGCAATCAAAGTCATAGGCTCTTTAACACCTTTATAAGTGCCTATCATATTGATAATCGCTTCAACTTGTCTTTGCTTGTAATTGATATAAGTATTTTTAAATATCTCATATCCATCACGCATCTCTTGTCTGCTTCCTAATTGACCAGCTTCTGCAATACCGAATAAAGCTGGAGTAGTAATTTGATGCGATACATAAATATTAGTTCTAATTAATTCATCTACTGCACTAAAGTTTTCTTTAGTTAAATCACTAACACCTAAATCATCAATAATAGGCTTTCTTGCACTATCATTAACAAAAGATAAAAGGAATTTCTTGCCATCACTTCCAGTAAATTTATTTTCAAACTTACGCTCAATAATTCTTTTCTCTTCCGGATTTGGCTCTCCGTTAGGTAAGGTAATTAGCTTACTTGGAGTAAAGCCAGTTTGTGCATTCCCTAAAACATGCTTACTTACCTCAATATCACTTTCAATATAGTTTAAACCACCAAAATAAGAAGGTAAAGGATAAATGCTCATTCCAGCACGATATTCTTTAGCAAATAAGATTTGGCTTCCTTTAGGGTAGTTAGGATTAAATGCCGGATATACTTTAGCCTCTTCGTGTCTATCTCTCCAATTATCTTTTATCCAAAATTGAGTATTGTCTTTGTTAGTTCTAACTTTTGAATAGTCAACATGATAAATATCGCTAATCATTCCGTTCATTGCCCAAATAACTTGAAGATAAAATCCACCGAAAAGCTCGTTATCAGTTACTATCTTTTTAGTTACATCCTCTAAGCTCTCAACTTGGTTTGCTTTCATTATAAAAAGCTCTCCGTAAGCATCTCCGGCTTTCCAACCATTACCACAGATATAGTTAATTTTACCTTTGATAAGTGCTTGGTGCTTTGCAGATTTCTTATAAAGCTCAAGTAAGTACTCCGGATAGTCGTTTAAATGACCATACTCATAGTAACCTATTCCCTTTTTCTCTTTATAATCCGGTTGCTTTGCCTCTGCAAATGTTAATATGCTAAAGTTATCTATAAATTTATCCATAAACTACATAAGTATTTAATGTTTCGTTAGTTGTAAACACTGTATCATTGTCAATCACTCTTACTAAACCGGTTTCTAAATCTTCGCCACTTGTTGCTACTGCTGAATTAGAGCCATAAACTAAATAACCCCATTGCCCTATTGTCAATGCAGAAAAGAAAGCAGCCGAAAATTCGTTAAATCTTGTAGGATATAAACTTAAATCAGTGCTTCTTAATTTAGCAAATGTAATTACTTGCTTCGTAACCACATTAGTAAAGACAAAATGCCAATACGCCCATGCGGTAGTTTCTTTTTCATTTAAAGTGAAAATAAAGTTAGTAGGATTGTCAATATTAAGTACCATTCTATTACTAAATAGGGAATGGATAAAAAATACAAAAAAGGAGTGGTAAAAACCACCCCTCTTTTATTTTACAACTACGAACAACCTAATTTGTAAGTGCAGATATAGCAGCAGAAGATACAGACCACATTGGATCAGCTTCCATTGCACTGAAAGTTAAAGTATAACCGTTTCTGTCGCCAGATGCAGTACCAGTTGCAGAATTACCACCGGTAATATCTAAACCATTTTTAGCACCTAATAACCAGAAAGCACCGTTCATATCTTCAACGATTGCCATTAATCTGTTTTTAGCTAATAACAAGATTTCGTTTCTTGTCGCAGCAGCTAATTTATTAAGAATTACAGTTAATTCTTGAGAATAGAAAATTGTACCATTTTGTACATTAGCAGTTATAGTTTCTGTAAAACTTGAAGTTTCACGAACTTGAGCATACTTCCAAAACTTTTTAGAAGCAACCATTGTAAGTGTAGCAACACCAGCAGCATAAGCTATTGATGCAACATTATCAAATTCAACAAATCTAACTGACTTAATGCCACCTACTGACTCTTTACAGTCAAGTACAAATCCTTGTGTTAAAGCACATGCCATGTTATATAAATTTAAAAAATTAAAAAAGGAAAGTGGGAGTATTTAAACCCCCACTATAATATTACTATACTAAAACGAAAGCAACAACTTGAGTACCGAACGCATAGTTCACACCCATTTTGAACTCACTTACGAAACGAACTTCATCAGCTTCTTTAGCGTAGAAGATTTCAAATTTCTCTTCTTCGTTCAATAAGTCAGTACCTAAGAATAAGTTTTCTAAATTAGTAGCATAGATTTTAGAAGTACCATTCAAACCTGGAGTAGCGATAACTTCAATTGCAGTACCTGGTAAGAAGAAAGAACTATCAGCTTTAACATCAACTGCATAGTTGAACATGTTAGCATTTTTCAATGCGATAGTGTAAGTTCTAAATACATCTTGACCACAGAATATTTTAGTAGTATCTTTAGATACGATTTCAGCAGGTAATGCTTTGTAAACTGCATCAAAGATAGATACAACATTAGAAGAAGTAATACCTACCGCAGTAGTGATAGCAGCCGGTAAGAAAGTAGTAGTGTTAGCTAAAACAACAGTACCATCAGCAGCAGCTAATTTAGCGATACCATCAAATTTGTTTAAGTTAGCAGTACCAGAAGCAGTGTCGCCTTGCCAGATTGCAGTTTCTAATTGAGCAGCAATTTTAGCAGCTTTTAAGTTAGAATAATCTTCAGCATAAACCATTTCAGTATACATTGAACCAGCTGGTAATGCTTTTTGAAGATATTTAGTTTCTAAAGATTTGATACATAAAGACTCGTTAACTTTGATTTTACCAATAGTTACAGTTCTTTGAGTGAAAGTAGTAGTTCCAGAAGCATTGAAGCCACAAGTTCCACCAGCTTGGAATACTGCATCAGTATCCATGATGTTGATTTTTTCAGCAGATTTTACACCTACCATTACATTACCTTGAGTTTTGATCAAAGTAGCAGTTTTTGCGCCTAATACGGCAGCAGACACTAATTGATCTTGATTTTCAATAGTGTAGTTTGATAAAGCACTTACGTTAAATGACATGTTTCTTAATTTTAATTGTTATTTGATTATTTTACTTTTTTAGCCATTTCTAAAAAACGGCTGATTTTTTCTTGTTTTTTTTCTACTTTTTGAAATGAAGCCGGAGTGTCAATCGGATCAGCAGTAGCAGTATTTGCTAAACCTTCAATTGCAGAAGCTAAATCTTTAATAGCTACTTCAAATTTAGAATACATAGACATAGCTACTTCTTCTTGTTTTGCAACTTCTCCAGTTAATTGACTCTTAATAGCTGCTAATTCTTCTTCAAGTTTAGCAATCTTGTCTTTCATTTCTGTAACCATTGCTTCATCAATTTGCATTGATTCTTCAATTACTGCATCTTCAGTTGGGGATGCAATTTCTATTATAACACCAGCTTCATCTACTTTTATAGATGTGCCATCTGCTAAAATATACTCTCCCATTGGTGCTAAAGTACCATCAGCTAAAGTAACCATGCCACCCACTTCATACTTGTCAATGTTGATTGTAGTACCATTATCTAATGTGTACTCTACAAACTCAACTTGACTTTTTGGAGTTAAAGGAGCTTCGTTAAATAACTCTTTTACTTTGTTTACAAAATCAATTGGATTCATACTTTTTATTTTAATTAGTGAATAAATACATTAGTGCAACTTAACTTGTTCAAGTAAGTTTTTTATTTGTTCTTTTATTTGCTCTGCTCTCATTTCTTCTGGTCTTTTGTACTTAAATAAACCCTCAACAGAGAAACCTTTAAATTCGCCACTTTTAATTGATGCCCATACTTCCGGATTATCTACTTTAAAGCTACCAAACCAACTACCCTCTGGTGCATCTTCAAAACCGACCATTGGTTGTATGCCTCTTTTCTTTGAAGTAATAAAGCTCTCAAA